CGTCTGCATTGACAGTACTGGTCTCGGTAGGTACCATCCGTCTGGAGCCTTACGTGGGGTAACCCAGAATAGCCTTACGACTTATACTGGTCTCTACGCTCCTACCGGGGCTACGAATATGTTTGGTCTCCTAACCTCTTCTGAGCTTCTCATCTATAACGACTGGGTTGGCATGAGCATTGACTTTATAAGTAATGACTACACGATTAAGAATGCTACAGGAGCGGAACAGTTGACTGGTCTTACACCGAATACAATTGAGTCTAGTGTCTTTGCGACAGACTTTACTGATAACACTTACTCTTTGAGGTATTAATAAGAATGGCAACAGTACAGACAGGCATCGCTACAGACCTAATCACGTTCTCGCGCACGTCGAATGCCACCCTCACGGACAGCGACGGCAAGATCAAGTGGGCTCCCCATAACCTCCTGCTGGCGTCTGAGCAGTTTGATGCGGCGAGTTGGACGAAGGCGGCGAGTTGCACTATTTCCGCAAATAACGCCGTAGCTCCAAACGGAACGACTACAGCAGACACTGTGACGCTTGGTGCGGGTACTGCGGCTAAAGTGTTGTACCAGACAATAGCGTCTACAGCCGCTCAGTGCGTCATTGGGGTTTATGTTAAGATAGCAAGTGGGACTGTAAGATACATTCAGTTGCTGCAGAATATTGATGTTCAATCTTATGCGAATTTTGACATCACTGGTAACGCTGTAGGGACCAAGGGAACCAATACTCTCAGCAGCGCAATTACAAACGTAGGCTCTGATTGGTACTATATCACGGCGACATTTACTGGAGCAGGAAGCGCCGCGTGGGTACAGGTTGTTGACGGCACAAGTTCTGCATACAGTTCTGCTACATCTGCAACTGGCACGTTCCACCTCTGGGGCGCACACCTCTACCGCAGCGACCTTGGCGGCATGAAGGCGAACACCTCCGCGTACCCGATGTACAACCCGACTACGCCGAAGAATTTGATTGGGTTTACCCAAGATTTCAGCAATGCGGCTTGGGTTGCGGGTAATTCGCTCGGTGGGGCTAACGGTATAAAGACACCAAACTTTGGTATTGCCCCTGATGGTACACAAACCGCTACACGCATCCAGCTTGATGTTTCTGCCGCTAGCGTAGGCGGTCAGAGCCAGATTTACCAGTCATACACAGCGGTCATTAACACCCCATATACACTTTCCGCTTGGGTCAAAACAAACGATGGCTCCACAAAAACAATTATGGGGTTCCGAATTCCGGGTGGCACCCCGGCTACGCTTACAGTAACTGGCGAGTGGACGCGCCTGAGTTCTGTCAAAGTACCAACTGGGACGGCGGAATTCTTCCAACTTCTTCTTGTCAAAGGCACGACCTCTGACACTGCTGATTTGCTTGTCTGGCGTCCGCAGGCTTCCGACAGCGCGTCCCTCGACACCTACGCCCCCAACTACGGAGCCGCACCGACTGCCGCTGCGTATTACGGGCCGCGACTGGACTACGATCCGGTGACGCTGGCGGCTAAGGGGCTGCTGGTGGAGGAGCAGAGGACGAACCTCATGACCTATAGCGCCGACATCTCGCAGTGGACAGTGCAGGCAGGCGTTACTGTTACTGTAAATCAGGCTGTAGCGCCTGACGGAACAATGACTGCTGACTTGATTGTGGGGAATGGCACGGCAGGTGTCATTTCTCCCGCTGCTGCGGTTTCTGGAGCGTCGAACAATACCAAATCTATTTGGCTTCGAGCGGTTACAGGGACGACGAGTGTCATTTTAAAGGACGCCAATACAACGGTTGGCACCGTTACATGCAACCTTACAACATCATGGCAACGGTTCTCGCTTTCTGAAACTCAGTCTGCAGGTCTTGCTGGCATATGGATTGATGACGTTGCATCTTCTGGTATCTACGCATGGGGCGGTCAGATTGAGCAAGGCTCCTTCGCCACCAGCTACATCCCGACCGGGGCCACGACCGCTGGAGCCACCCGCAATGCTGATGTTGCCAGCGTAAGCACGCAAGCGTTCCCGTATAGCAGCACGGAGGGGACGTTGGTAGCTAATGGTAGCCCGTTAGCCAGTGTAGCGAATACTACTAATGTGATTGCTGAACTAGGTGACGGAGGTGCCACTAACCTCTTTGAAATGTACCGTGTTTCAGGAACTACAAATGGCGCTCTTTACGTAGCGAGTGGTGGTGTTGGGTCTACTATAACGATAAGCAATGCGTTCCCTGCTAATGCTGCATCAAAGTTTGGCGGCGTCTATAAAGTGAACGACTTCCAAGCGGCGGCTAATGGAACACTTGGAACACCCGTCACAAGCGGCGCGGTCCCAACGGCTGCATCTAATCTGTACATTGGAAAGTATGGTGGCGGTACCACTACTCAATGGAACGGCCACATCCGCCAGATCACGTATCTGCCGCGAAGGGTCACCAACGCCGAACTTCAGACGAGGACTGCATAATGGCTATCGAAATCTTCGCATGGTGTTCGACCCGCGAACTCTTCGTCACGGGCATGACCACGACAGCCCTCCCTGACGGCTCAATGCTGGCAACGCTCGACGAGAACGGCAACCTGATCCCGCATCAGGGCGTCATCATCGACGAGATCGGCCCGATCACCAAGACGCCTGCAACGGAGGATACTCCTGCGGTTGTCATCGCGGGGCATCACGTTAACCTCCTCGCCATCGACCCCATCGTGGCGCTGCTGATGCAGGGACCGCCCGATGCAGAGGGCAACCCGACTGTCCTTCCGCAGTACGACGAGGACGGCAAGCTGCTGGGCGTGTTCCAGCGGACGAACATCCTGTCGCTGATCCCCGGCATGGTGTGGACGCCGATCCCCGGCCCCGGTGTTCCGGGTGGGTATGAGGGGCCGAACGGGGTGTGCCTCTTTGATCCGGCTGTCGTAAATAACCGCGCGAGGGTTTGGTTGTAATGGCTAAGAAGCCTAACATTAGTACAGTTAGTACGGGCTATCAGGCAACTGATACCATAAACGATAACTTTAATAATCTTAGGAATGGGTTTGAGAATACACTCTCCCTCGATGGATCTACTCCGAATGCCATGAATGCAGACTTAGACATGAATGGTAATTCGATTATGAATGCTGATGGATTGTATGTTAACGGTGTAGATATCTTCGCTCTGTTTAATCGAGTTACTATTAGTACAGCTTCTCCTTCTGGTGGTGAAGACGGAGATGTCTGGTTTAAAGTATCTTCATAGGATAAGACATTATGGCTGCACTATCAGATTACTCTGAGAAACTTATCCTTGACTGGTTAATGACAACGGAGAGTGCTACTCGCCCGACTGATTGGAATGTAGCATTGTATACTGCTCCTCCGTCTGATTCAGGTGGTGGTACTGAAGTCTCAGGCTTTAACTATTCTCGCCAGTCTGTAACATTCGCTGCTGCTAGTTCTCCCGGTGGTACAACAAGCAATACGAATACCGTTTCATTTACAGCTTCTGGAGGTAGCTGGGGTTTAATTACTCATATTGGTATCCTTGATTCTTCTGATAATCTTCTGTGGCATGGTGCTCTAACAGCAAGTAAGACTGTTAACGATGGTGATACTCTTGAGTTTGCTATCAACGATATAGATTTAGCTATTGCTTAAGAAAGATTAAATATGGCAATTCTTAATGCTAAATTCGAATCTATTCTTGTACCATTTGAAAGGTTAACAGAAGCAGGAGATACCAGAGTAACCGAATCTGGTGATACTCGAATTACAGAAAGCATAAGTGAGAATAACGCTACTGGTTCTCTCGTTGCTACTGATACGTATATACCATTTAACTCTGAACTGTTTGTTAAGTATCTAACTAATTGGAAGATTGGATCTCCCTCTGTTAATAAAGAAGGTGTATGGGTTACACCGATTAGTATTTACAGGTTCATGAATGATGCTTGGAAGAGGATTTACTAACTTATGGCTAACATAAAAATCTCAGATCTAACTTCCGCTGCATCGGTATCCGGTACACAGCAGTTTGAAGTTAATGAGAGTGGGACCAGTAAGAAGGTTACTGGCGCTCAGATTGCAGCCTATGTTGAAGGTGAAATTTCTTCTTCCCCTAGCTTTACTGGTCAGGTTTCTAATGCTGCTGGTTCTGCCTCTGCACCATCTATTTCAGTTACAGGTGATACGAATACGGGTGTCTATTTTCCGGCAGCGGATACAGTAGGCATTAGCACTGGTGGTACTCTAAGAGTTTCAGTTAACTCTTCTGGTAGTCTTGTTACGACAGGTGATATTGAAGTTGGTCATGCTTCGGATACAACAATTTCTAGAGTATCTGCTGGTGTCATCGCTGTTGAAGGGCAGACACTTGCTACTCAAACCTATGTTACAAACAGTCTGAGTTCTACTATACCATCTGGCACACGTATGTTGTTCCAGCAAACATCAGCGCCGACAGGTTGGACGAAGGATACCACCATCAATAATAGGGCTCTGCGCGTTGTAAACGGCTCTGTCGGTTCTGGTGGTTCCATTGACTTCGACGTCGCATTTGCAAGCCGAGGCTTCTCTGGTTCGACCAGCTCTGAAACGGTTACGGGCACGGTGGGCAGCCATGCGCTCACTACTGCGCAAATCCCATCGCACTCCCACTACGTTGCTAGTGGGGGCGGCGGCACGGCAGGTGCTTTGTCGGGTACCAACTATGTTGACTTCAACGTCAACTACAGCACCAATAATAATTACATCCTCTATGGTACAAGTGTTGGGGCTGACAGAGGTTTAGCTAGTTACAGCGGCGGCGGGGAGGGCCACACGCACACCTTCAGTGGCGGCGCGCACGCTCATACATTCTCTGGAGCTATCGACATGGCTGTTAAGTACATCGATCTCATCATTGCTCAGAAGGATTAATCATGCAGCTTAAGCCTTCAAACTTCTGCCCGCTTATTAAAGAAGACTGTAAGGGTCTTGGTTGTTCTTGGTTTACTCAGCTCCGTGGTACTAACCCTAACACGGGTAAGGAAATTGATGAGTGGGGTTGCGCTATGGCGTGGATGCCAATGCTTATGATTGAGAACTCCCAGCAACAGCGTCAGACGGGTGCTGCTGTCGAAAGTTTCAGAAATGAAATGGTAAAGACAAATGATGTTAGCCGTCAGATTCTTCTTGCAACGATTGGTACTAATCCCGACATTAAGATGATTGGGTAATAAAGCATGGAACAGTGGCAGATTGAGGTAGCGGAGAGGTTGGCTAGAATTGAAGCCAATCAAGAATACATGAAAGATGGTATTAAAAGTCTGCCTCAGTCTGAGCAGTGTGCTAAGGACATTGCTGAATTAAAAGAAGAAGTAGAAGAACTTCAGGTATTCCAGACAGCTATAAAAGAAAAGATTGCGTATATCGGTGGTGTCATTGTTATTATTGGTATGGCTATCCCGTATGCTTTTCAGTGGATTTCTTCTCATATACACTGGAGAACACCGTAAGAATGGTTATTAACTCTTCGTCTGAAGCAAAGCTTAAAAGAGTCCATCCGGATCTTATTAAGGTAGTTCGTCGTACAGCTAGACTAATCAAAGATAAGTCTTTTGGGTTTGTTATTACCTGTGGTCCTAGAACTCTAGAAGAACAGAAGAAGCTGCTTAAAGCTGGTGCTACAACAACCCTGAACTCTAGACATATCCCCGGTAAGGATGGTTATAGTAAGGCTGTAGACTTTGCTGTTACACTAAACGGTAAGATTAAATGGGACTGGCCCTTGTATGCAAAGCTTGCTGTTATTGTTAAGGAAGCTGCCAAGCTAGAAAATATTCCTATTACTTGGGGCGGAGACTGGAAATCTTTTAAAGACGGTCCTCACTTCGAACTACCTAGAAACAAGTATCCGTAATTAACTTAGGAGATTATAATGTTTACATCGATGGATAAGGCTCTCGTTGCTCTGATTATGTCGGGCATCTTCCTGCTGAACTTCTTCTTCGGTATCAATCTGGGTACGATTAGTCAGGAGACAGTTGCTACAGTTGTTAGCCTTCTGACCCCTATCCTTGTCTGGGCTATCCCTAATAAGACTGCTTAATGTCTTGGCAGGAGATATTTGCAATAAGTCTTGTCCTCATCGGTATGTTTGCCGGGGGTTATCTTGCTGCACAGCGTCCTGCCTTTTGGATTGAATTTGGAACTAGAATATTAATTGCTTTTATCCCATTTGCTATGAAGTACATAAGTAAACGAATGACCCCTGAAGAAGAGAAGGCTTACCAAAAGTGTGTTCGTCAGGGTGGTGAGTGGGATCATTTCAGAAAGAGATGTAAATAGTATGGCTGCATTCCAGACCAAAGGACTGTTCTACGAGACTACACTCCCAGATGAAAGACCAATCTTCGGGACATCTTGGACATTGAAAGAAGACGATCATCGTGCTGATGGTACTCTGTATAAAAGCATGAAGAAGGTTTATATCCATATGGAGGATGTAACCGAGTACGACTTTGCTATGACTACCCTTGGTTCGTTTAAGCACTGGGAGAGAGTCCTAGAGTCTCCCATTATCAGAAAGCACGTAGACCAGTGGCGGAAGGAGCTTAACCTTAAGCTGAAGGCTAGGGCTATGCGCTCTATTATTAAGGCTGCTACTGAGGATGAGAAGCTTTCCTTCCAAGCTATGAAGTACCTCGCTGATAACGAGTACCTTGACAAGCAGGGGAAGCGCGGTAGACCCAGTAAGGAAGAAATCAACGCTGAACTCCGTAAGGAAGTCGAGACGAGTAAGACTTTCAAGGATGACGCTGAAAGAATTGGCTTGAAGCTACAGTAGCATGGCTAACCTTGATGACATTAGAGAGGCTGCTGAACAGGATCTAATTACTTTTATTAGACTTGTTGCTCCCCAGCGTGTGCTAGGCTCCGTTCATGAAGAACTCTGCCGTTGGTGGAACCGTGAGGATGCTAAGACACACCAGCTTACTCTTCTTCCTAGAGATCATGGTAAGTCTGCCCTAGTAGCCTACCGTGTGGCTTGGGAATTAACGAGAGATCCTACTTTGAGAGTGCTATATATCTCAGCTACATCTAATCTAGCCCAGAAGCAGCTATCTTTTATTAAGTCTATCTTTACTTCGGACATCCACCGTAGGTACTGGCCTGATTATGTCCACTATGACGAAGGTAAAAGAGAGAAGTGGACTATGACTGAGATCAGTCTTGACCATCCTAAGAGAAAAGCTGAGTCAGTTCGTGATCCCAGCATCTTTACAGGAGGTCTAACGACTTCGCTTACTGGTTTGCACTGCGATATTGCTGTCCTTGATGACGTTGTAGTCTACGAAAATGCGTATACCCAAGAAGGTAGAGACAAAGTTAAGTCACAGTATTCTCTTTTGTCTTCTATTGAGGGCGCTAACGCTAGAGAATGGGTGGTGGGTACCCGGTACCACCCCAAGGATCTATACTCAGAACTCCTCAGTATGGAGGAGGACATCTACAATAGTTCCGCAGAAATCATAGGAGCAGAACCTATCTATGAAACCTTCGAAAGGGCTGTCGAGAATGCTGGTGATGGTACTGGTGAGTTCCTCTGGCCCCGTCAGATACGACACGATGGTAAGGCATTTGGCTTTGATATCCAGATCCTAGCCAAGAAGAGGGCGCAGTATTTAGATAAGACCCAGTTTAGATCCCAGTATTATAACGACCCTAACGATCCTGATAACCGACCGATTGATTACGATAAATTCCAGTACTATCAAAAAGAACACTTGACAAACACACATGGTTCATGGTATTATAGGGATCGTAAGTTAAATGTTTTTGCGGCAGTAGACTTTGCGTACAGCCTTAGACGAAGGGCAGACTATACCGCAATTGTTGTTATTGGCGTAGACTTTGAGAATAATGTTTATGTTCTGGATATCGACCGATTCAGGACAGATAAGATTTCTGAGTACTTCAGTCACATTCTTGAACTCCTTAATCGATGGGACTTTAAGAAGCTTCGAGCGGAAGTAACAGCGGCTCAGGCTGCGATTGTTCAAGAGTTAAAGGATAGTTATATTCGTCCTCATGGGCTTATGCTTAAGATCGAAGAGCATAAACCAACGAGGCACTCTGGTTCTAAGGAAGAGCGAATGGCTGCTGTCCTTGAACCAAGGTATGATAACCTGAGTATATACCATTACAAGGGTGGTAACTGTCAGCTTCTGGAAGAGGAGTTGATTAGTAACAATCCACCTCACGATGACATTAAAGATGCTCTTGCTTCCTGTATTGAGATTGCTGTTAGGCCGTCTTCTAATATGCACAAGAGACCATCGAATAATAACATAATTTATTCTGAAAGATTTGGCGGGGTTTCTCACTAATGGTTGGTACAACTCTCGATATGAAGCTGATTATCAGCCCCGACAGCATCGCTACGGAGATCTCTGATAAGTGGCGTCTTTGGAATCAGCAGCGTGTTGGCAAGCTTGAGGAGTGGAAGGAACTCAGGAACTATCTCTTTGCTACGGATACAAGATCGACTAGCAATAACTCTCTCCCTTGGAAGAATAGTACGACAGTTCCTAAGCTGACACAGATTAGAGATAACCTCCACGCTAACTATATGGCTACGCTGTTCCCACAGAATAAGTGGATGAAGTGGATGGCTTCGGATAAGACAAGTAACGCTAAGATCAAGCGTGAGACTATCCAAGCCTATATGGAGAATAAGGTACAGCAGTCTGACTTTGAAGTAGTTATGTCCAAGCTGGTCCTTGATTACATCGACTACGGTAATTGTTTTGCTACGGTAGACTGGGAAGCTAACTATACAGAGCTTGAGAACAATGAGATTATTCCGGGGTACATTGGTCCGAGAGTAATCAGAATCTCACCGTATGATCTAGTCTTCAACCCTGTTGCCTCTGATTTCAAGGTTACACCAAAGATCATTCGCTCTCTTCTTTCGATGGGTGAAGCCCGGAAGATGATTGAGGAAGACCCCAATAAAGACTATATGAAGAAGGTCTTCGATAGAATGATTGGCACAAGGAATGCCATTCAGGGTTACTCCGATTCAGATCTCCATAAGAACGATGGCTTTGTCGTAGATGGCTTTGGTTCTATCCGAGAGTATTATAACTCCGACTATGTTGAGATCCTGACATTCTACGGGGATATCTACGATAAGCTTACGGATACCCTGCTTAAGAACAGGATCATTAAGGTTGTCGATAGATCCTACGTTCTTTCTGATAAGCCTAACCCTTCTTGGCTGGGTAGGTCTCCTATCTTCCACGTTGGCTGGAGAGAGCGTCCTGATAACTTGTATGCTATGGGACCGCTAGACAACCTTGTCGGTCTCCAGTACAGAATGGATCACCTTGAGAACCTCCGTGCGGATGTCTTCGATCAGATTGCTTTCCCTGTCCTAAAGATTAAGGGTGACGTTGAAGACTTCGACTTCCAGCCGGGAACAAGAATCTATCTCGGAGATGAAGGGGATGTCGGTTACCTTGCCCCTGATCCAACTGCACTGAATGCTGATAACCAGATTGCTGTCATTGAGAACAAGATGGAGCAACTTGCTGGTGCGCCGAGAGAAGCTATGGGTATCAGAACTCCGGGTGAGAAGACAGCATTCGAGATTAGTTCTCTCCAGAATGCAGCCTCGCGTATCTTCCAAAATAAGACCCAGCACTTTGAGCGTATCTTCGTAGAGCCTATCCTGAATGCTATGCTTGAGGCAAGCAGAAGAAACATGGATGCCTCTGATGTTATCCGTGTCATGGATGATGAACTTTCTGTCTCTATCTTCCAGACAATTACTAAGGAAGATATCACAGCAAACGGTAAGATCATTCCGATGGGTGCTAGGCACTTTGCTGAGAGAGCGCAGAGAGTACAGAACCTTTCTCAGCTTTGGCAGCTTAAGGCTTCTGATCCCTCTGTTGCTGCCCATCTTAGCGGCAAGGAGTTCGCTAGGATCATGGCTGAGGAGCTTGGTGAAAAGAGTCTCTTTGCTTCTAACATCTCTATCTATGAGAATTATGAAACACAGAAGGTTGCACAGGAAGTCCAGCTTATCGCTGACGAAGAGAATGCAATCGCTATGGATGAAGGAATTTAATGAAGACTATCTGGTTTATGGACCTTCCTAAAGACGAACAGGAAGGTTTTAAGAAGGAAGTCAAGTCTGCTAAGAATGTCCTAGATAAACTTGAGCAGATTGTCAACAGCAAGATTAAAGAGATTGTAATCGCTAATGATTACGATAGTCCTAGTTGGGCTTATAAGCAAGCAGACCGCAATGGTTACAACAGGGCTTTAACAGAAATTATTAATATCTTACACCTAGACCAAGAGGTAAAATAATAATGAGCGACATTTTTAGTTCCGCGACCACGGATAGTACGACAAATGAAACGCAACAGACCCAGACAAAAGAGTCTTTTGTAGATCATTTGGTAGGAGATGGCAAGAAGTTTAGGGATATCGAAGCCCTTGCTAGAGGTAAGCTTGAAGCCGATAGGCACATTGGTGAAATCACTAAGACGCTTGACGAACTTCGGGCAGAACTCTCAAAGCAAGATTACGCTAAGAGTCTCCTTGAACAGATGAGCAAGGGTTCTGAAGCTGGTGCAGAACAGCCTACTCCGGTAACAACCAGTTCCTCTAATACTGAGAACACCACTCAGAGCGCGAGTGACTTTGAAGCCCTTGTAGAAAAAGTGATTACTGCGAAGGAAAAGAGTAAGACTGCCTCTCAGAATATCTCCGTAGTTGGAGAAGAGATGCAGAGGCAGTACGGTGATAAGACTGCGGATGTCCTAAAGGCTAAGAGTCTGGAGCTTAATATGTCTCTCGACAGGCTTAAGGAAATTGCAGCCGAATCCCCTACAGCATTCTTTCAGTTGATTGGAGTTAAGAAGATGGGTGAGAAGACTAGTACTTCCACTGGTGTTACTACCCAGTCAACAATTCGTAGTGAGAACTTCAACTCTTATTCTCAGGACCGTACCTTCGAATACTATCAGAAGATGCGTAAGGAGAACCGGAGTTTGTACTATTCCCCTAAGATCCAGAACAGTATGCTTCAGGATCGTGAAAGACTTGGGGATCGTTTCTACAACTCTTAACATAATATAAAGGAGAATCAGATATGTCGGGTATGACAACTGGTAATGTTTCTCTCCTTACTCGCGCTGAAGTTTGGTCGCGTGAGCTTAAGG